GCCGCCTAAATATTGTCCATATGAACCCGGATCAAATATATAATCATGATCGTCTTGAAAATTAGGAACCGTTGGTAGCGGGCAGAACATGCGATTTAAATTCGCCACATGCAATAACGACATTTCGCTTACGTGATCAAACCCGAACTCCTGCATTAGCCACTGCTCCCCTTGTTCCAGTAATTGATTGAAGAAGAGACACATATATCTTGTGTGTTGTGGTGTAGGAATATGAGCAAAAGCGAAAGTTACCTGATTTATAGACATGGGAGTCAGGCTCAACAATGTCTCCGTAGGAACATCTTTGAGATCACCATAAATTAGGACATCATTCTCAAAGTGAAACGCATCGTAAATACGTTCTCTATTGAGATGTTCATCCAAGTAGTAAAGGCGCTCACAAGTCCTGTGCCAGAAAAGTTCTGGACTAGGATATGAAGTGTTGGGAGTACCATGTCTGCTGAAATTACAGACTTTATTGAACTCCGTTATGACTTCTCCATTAGAAAGTTCATCTTGAGGAATCCAGTTCACTCCAAATTCTTCAAATAAAGGTTGGTCATCTTTACAAATAAAATCAAAACCAACATCTGGATTAGTTTGTCTTGCTTTTTGGATTGAAAATCTAACGTAGTCTGGTAAAGCTCCTCCGTCAGATATAAAAGTGTTTACTATTTTCATATTTAAGTCCAAGTGTGAATTGTGAATAGGTCTACATTAGTATCGCCCTTGTACATGTTTATCGCTGATCTAATTTCGTCATGTGACCACTGCTTGTATTGTCCATGGGTCTTTGTTTTTGTGTGAGTGTGATTATACATTTGAGGATGTGTTTTTGCTACATAGTTTCCATAGGTTTCAAACTCAGAGAACAAATATTCTTCATTCACCAAAATTTCATTGAGGTCGTTTACAAACGTCTTCAGGTCTGGTAGCATTTCTCGGCACACATTCTTATCAAACAACATAAAGTCATTTATGTACGTATGATTAACCTGCCTACCAAATCCGAAGTATATTTCCATTAGACTAAAATATGGGATATGATGTTGATCTCTATCACTAATAAAGAAGTTTGGTTTTCCTCCAGCAAAGACATCAATAGGACGATTGAAAATTAGATCAGAATCTATACACATGTAAAGATCATTCATTGTTACGTCTTGAAAGGTCTTTATTAACTGCTGATAGATCCAATTAGGTCTACTAAACTTAACTTCGCTTATATCTAAGTCAATGACTTCCGAATCTGTCAGACATACAAAATTATCGGAAAGTGCATGGTCGGGCGTGACCAAATATATGTCATGAGGCATTGGGTTTAGCCACCTCATAGACTCAAGACAGTATTCAATTTTAGTATAGTCTTTTGGGTGTGATAATATAATAGCGTCGTATCTCATTTATATTCCTTGCAATATGTCTAATTCTTGATGTGGACAAACAATACCTTCAAAGTTTATATTTTTAAGAGAAAGCCTTTTACCGTCTTGAAATTCATCCCTAAGATCCAAAGGTACATAGTTGTATTTGTCTCCATTCCTATTTTTTATTTGATCTTGAACTCTGTTGTTCGGTGAATTAACCACACAGCTGTGTTCAGGACAGGCCATTAATGGCGAAAGAGCAAAGAAATACATCTGCAACTTTGCCTCGAATTCGTTTGGTGTTTGGTTCCAAGCATACTTTGCTCTAGGTATTACTCCATAGTTATCATAATGTTTATTCAGCACACATAACTCTTCAACAAACTTTTTCATATCACTAGCTTTGAATATATGTCCGTCTACGGAAAGTGGGTAAGACCAATAGCCCCCAACAGGCAATGTTGTTCTATTCCATACTATCATATTGCCAAGAGCACTTGCCTGATTAGGTAGTGAATCTTGCCTCAATATTCCGTCTCCGTAGTCTCGCATAGTCGTGTTTTTGCCTAATCTTAGCGAGATGCACGCTATTTCATACTCGTTAGAAAGCCTAATATCTTCCTCTGTTATGCTGAGCTTTTGGTACATTATATTGTCATCAGTAAAGAAGCAAACGTAATCTGATGCAGAAGTTACAGCATTAAGAATGTCTTCAAATATACTATGAGACTGTCGAATAAACGTGACATCCTGATGTTCGGACATCAACATATCATAAGATTCTACGTGCTCTTTGGATACAGTGTATATTACATTAATATCGGGCTCAAGAGTGTGTGCCTTTATACTGTTTAGGGTTAGGTCTAGCTGTAAAGCTCTGTCTTTGCTAAACACGATTGAGGTAAACATCAAACTGCTCCTTGTTTTCCATAAACCAATGTACCGTAGACTCAAGGCCATCCAACAGATCTACCTTTGGCTCGTAGTATAATCTCTCTTTAGCTCTACTTATGTCTAGCTGTCTTCGGGGTTGCCCATCTGGATAATCAGAATTAAAGTATATGGAGCCTTCGTAGCCCATGACTTGTGCAATCGTGTGCGCTAGGTATTTTATCTGTATCTCACCACCAGTTCCTATATTGATTGGTTCTGGAGAAACATCTTTTTCAAGAGCTAGTTTCACAGCATGCGCACAGTCGTCTACATATAAAAACTCTCTACTTGCTTCGCCAGTACCCCAAACTTCTACGGCTTCCAAATCAAACTTTATAGCCTTGTAAAATTTGAGTATGAGCGCTGGAATAACATGGCTTATGGCAGGATCAAAGTTATCGTGAGGACCATACATATTAACAGGAATGAGGTTAACGCCGTTAAAATCGTATTGCTTATGATAAGATTGCACCAGCTGCATAAGTGATTTCTTGGCAATGCCGTAAGGTGCGTTTGTTCCTTCGGGGTATCCATTCCAAATGTCCTCTTCTTTAAACGGTACAGGTGTAAATTTAGGATAAGCACAAACAGTTCCAACCATTACAAATTTCTCAACCTTACTAAGCCTAGAAGCTTCAATAGTATTAGTGCCCATAACCAGATTATTGTACATGAACAGTCCGGGATTTTCTTTGTTTGCTCCTATACCTCCAACCGTAGCGGCAAGATGAATTACTGCATCAGGCTTTTCTTTCTCAAAAAAATCAAAGGTTTCTTCGTAGCAAGTTAAATCAACTGATCTACCTATAGACAACAAATTATTATAGCCATGCGAAGTGAGCCTATCAACAACAGCTTTACCCAAAAAGCCTGTTCCTCCAGTTATCAAAACCTTCTTGTCTTTATACATTCATTTCTCTCCTAGTTTTGGACCAGCCATCGACTATACCTGTAGCTTCTTGCGTGTATCCAAAGTAATTCAGTATATCTGCCACCCTATGGAAATTGGTATGATTGTCCAACAAAAACTGCTGCCCCTGTGAGGCCAATCCTTGACGCTCTTCTTCGTGACTTAGGTAGTAATCAATCTTTTCTCTAAAGTCTTGAGGGTTTTCTGCGAACACAACACCATTGCCGTTAAATATTTTTGCAATAGATGTTATATTGTCGGACACACAAAAGCCTCCTGCACACAAAATCTTAAAGCATCTTTCATTTATATCAAAACCATACTGGTGTGCGTGTGGCTCACTGAGGTTAGGACATACCTTTGCGGAGACAAAAAGGTCTTTAATCTTTGCATCTTGTATAAAACCACAGTACTGACTTATATGCCAAGGCTGGTTCCCAAAAACTTTGATATTATATTTATCTACTGGGTAACATAAAGGAGTTAAGAATTGGTCTATCACAATCCCTTTGTGTGGCCAATAGCCACCAACGAATCCAATATCACAAGCCAGTGACTCATCATACTGACCGCCAAAATATTCCTGTACGTCGCCACACATTATCAGCGATTTAGCGTCTATTCCTATTTTAGAATAGTTTGAATGAGTTTGATCCACAGCATCTTGATCGTAATGGATATGGACAAAATCTGGCTTACCAGTTTCATCTTTCATTCTTTTTAGGACTTCTAACTCTTGTTCAGTAGCATAGAGAACATTCAATCTTGGGTCTCGTTGAAAATCTCCCCAGTCTCCTGCTCGCAGTCCAACTTTAAGGTGCGGTCTTTCATATATACATTTGATTAGATCCGATGTCAAATTATAAGACTGACCGAGGAACACATCAGGTTCAAGCAAATCAAATGCGTCAAAAGCCGACATGCTTTTACAGTCCCAAAATTGGGCTTTTATGCCAACGGAATTGAATGCTCGCAACCAAGACAGTCTTTGAAAATAATGGGCGTGCATCCCATCACTAGATATTAAAATTTTCATTCTTTAAATCTTTCATGCAATCTATTTCTAATATTGAAACGTTCTGCGGTTCTATAACCTTGATGTTGCCGCCTTTATTTATTATAAGGTTGAGGGCCTCAAAAGTCAACATCTTTTTTGTTTCTTCTGAGTGTTTAATGAATATTTGTCTCAATAGCTTTAGCTCTTTGCCGCACAGATAAACTATCTGACACCATTTTAAATCCAATCCATGAGAGAAAATAGTGGCTTTATTTTTAACCTTAGTAAGTCCGACCTCTCTATCGTTCATAGTTGACAAAGATGCCAACACGAAAGATCTGGAGTAATCTAAATTTTCAAGCAGGCTTTGGGAAAAGTAAAGATCTCCATGAAAGAAGAGTATGCTGTCAGAATCTGAATTGTTTACAACCAACCTCATTGTTTCTGCTGATCCGGTAGTCTCATAAAGTTGATTCTCTACATACCTGATGCCACCGCTAAGCTTCTTAATAACTTTATTTGCTTCTACGCCAAGACCTATGATTATTTCTGGATTCAAGAAAGCGTTTCTTACAATGGAAACTTGGTGCTCAAGCAGAATCTTGCTACCTATCTTCAGTAGACTTCTAGGCTCATTCGATTTTATTCTATTCCCAACTCCCGCAGATAGCACACCAACAGTAGTCGTAATTGAATCTTTCTTAATTTTTTGAATAAATCTGTTCATTGCGGCTTCTTATTCTATTGGCATTATCTTGAAATATTTCTGTAGTCATTTTCATAGACTGATTAAGTCCAGTTTCTCTGACATATGAAAGCGGTTCTGCGACATGGGACATCATACATACATTTGAGAGTCTAAGCCATAGATCGTAGTCTTCTGTACATCCTATAAATTCTTGACTTCCGGGGCCATGCAAATTGCTATCATAAAACTCTTGATTGTCTAATATAATCTTTGATAGATAGTTCTTTTTTATAATCCCAGCGCTATGTACGATACATTGTTTCTCTAATTCAAATTTAGAATATGGATATTTGTATTCGTACTTTTCATAGTCATTGTAAGTATAAGACTTATGTATAATATAATCTGAATATGTTACACCTATTTCGTCATGCTCGACTAACTTTTCTACTTGCTTTGAAACCTTGCTAGGGTGATAAAGGTCATCTGCGTCAAGAATGGCAAAACAATCAGCCCATTCCCAAGCTTCCCATATCGCTACATTTCTAGCGGTACTGGCTCCTGAATTTTCAATACGGTAACACCATAGATTCAAGTCGCTGCATTGAAATAGTTCCATCGTGCCACTGTAATATGGCTCTTCTATTTCATGTGCATCTATTGTGGAAGATATGTCTTCTGATGCATAGCCTATTAACTTTTCCCAAGAACCATCAGATGAGCCGTCATCAATAACATAGATACGCATTCGACCTTCATAGTCTTGCTCCAAAGCGCTTGAGATAGCATCTAAAACATAGTCGCCATAATTATAGTTAGTAATTATAACCGCAACATTAGGAAGGCTCATTGATAAATTCCTCCCATGTTATTAAGGTGTCTGGATCTGACGTATTCATTTTCTTTATCTTGTCTAAAAAAGATAGTGTTATCTCTTTGCCTGTTTCTTTGTGCTTTAACTTTCTATTCCCATCCAAGAACTTATATATGGCAGTCTGGAATATCATCCCATTCAATTCATTATAAGGCTCTACAAAGACGAGTCTTTTCATATCTACATTGATTCTATCATTAATTTTTTCTAGCAGGTCTAATCTAATATTTTCGCCACTTGTAGTTACATAAGCCCATCCATTTTTAGCGTGCCTAAATGCTTCATCTAAGAGGAAGTCATCTTTGTCTTCTACTAAAGTTTGTACAATATGAAACTCTGTTTGCTCAAAGTCAAAATTGTCCCTTAGCAATTCATGTAGCTGTTCATTATATTCAACCCTTGAGTTTATAACGGCCAAGTATCGAACAAAGCCAAATGTTTGATTTTTGATGTCTTCCAACGTTACTTTTAGTCGGTCAATCATACCTTCTTCGTTATCCAAAAACACAAAGAGTCCCACTCTAGGAGATACTTCGCTCATCACAGTTTTAACTAGGTCTTGTTTTTCTTGCTTTTTTAGAACAGCTTTCCATTCATCTGGTCTATATGTGTTACAAAATCTATTAAATATATAATGATGCCTATCGCCATCTAAAAGGTAATCACCTTTAGGGTTTAGCTTTTCAATCCTATTGAGCTTACATCCAGTTTGTGTGTCTTCGGTATACTTAGCAAACACACAACCTTTACAGTTAGTTTGAATTTGCATTGGCCACTCTCCTTGAAATTATGATGCTTTGCATTGTCTCGGCATCTAGAGTCATCTCTTCAATTTTTAAATTACTATTCTTTATAATTTCTGTAATCGCATCAGTGTTGAGTACACATCCTATTGATGGGGAGTCCTCGAATAGCATTGAGTTCATATCTGTTAAAGACATGCCAGTCTTATTATACTTGTATGAAAGTAAGTCAATATCCTTTTGGTATATTACCAACTTTGAGTTCAGTCTCATTTTTGATACAATCTTTTGTAAGATGTGTCCCAAGCTCTCAAAGTTAAAAGCAGATAGGAAGCTATCAACAATTATATCAGTTGCCTCATTGTTGTCTACAATAGAGTCAATGGTGGAAATATCACTTATCCAAGTGTGACTCTTGCTCTCTGGGTCTATATGTGAAAGTATGATTTTCATTATTTTTTATAATTCCTTATAACCTTAATAAACAGATCGTTCCAGCTTTCAGTGAACCTGTCTAAACTGTAATTATCTTTAATCGTGTTTCTTGCATTTTCGCCTAGCCTTCTAGCTTCCTGTGGATTATCAAGTAAAAATTGACAATGCTCCCTAAGCTCATCTGCTGTATTTGCCAGTAAACCATTTTCATTGTGTGTAATAATTTCTGGAATCATACAGTTGTTGGTGCTTACGATTGCACAGCCACAGGCCATTGCCTCCATCAGCACGGTCGGTACGGGAGAGTGTATAGAAGTGTTCAGAAATACCGAAGAGCTCTTGTATGCGTCTCTTAGGTCTTCTATACTCTCTGCAGGCTCAGAAAATCCGGGACTACTACCAAGAACTTTGATTGGCAGTGTACCATCATCAGTTCTTATTATTTCGTTCCAAAGATTCCAACCACAGCACCAATCTCTATTAGGCCACTCATTGACAACAGAAAGTAAGACATTTTCTCTTCCTAGCTCTTCACCTGTTTGCCAGAAGTCGTAATCCATGCCATGCTCAATGAAACCGGTGCTATCACTTTCCTCGTTACCCCAAGCTCGCATATTGTTATCGGATATAAAACTATTGTAATCAACAGGTGTCGAGTTGAACGCAGAAACTTGTTGTGGCACATCAAATCTAATATCAGGCAGAACATGCGTATGTCTAAGGACTGGTATGTTGTACATAGCCTGTAGATTCTTAGAGAATTGCAGTCTTTCGCAACTCGTATGACATAATATTAAATCAAACTGCACATGCCAAGGCAAGATTTCTATTTGCTGATAGTTGTCTGGAATCTCACCATAATCTTCATTCCATGTCTTTCCACGAGCTATAGAATAAAAATTGTGCCCAGTTCTGCATAGGTTCTGTTCATATCTTTCATGCGTACAAAACGTTAATATATTCAGCTTATCTGAATTTTTCATTGTTGCACGACGAACCATAGATTTTATAGAGGTTTGATTTGGCTGACTAGCCATGAAGCAACTCCTTTAATTGTCTACCAACTTTTCTGTTACTATAATTCTGTGCTTTAGATTGAGCATTTGCACAAATTAAGTCATATTTTTTTCTATCATTTTTGTATGTTTCATAGGCAACCCTCATTGCAGAGGCTAGATGTTCTATACTTGGCTCCATCCACTTAGTGTGTGAAGTATACATGTAGTCCAAAGAGTCTGTAGCGCTATAGCAAGGCTTGGCCTCTGACTCAACTTTCCATCCATGACAGAAATCATCCATCCCAGTATTTCCAGTATAGATCACTGGTATACCAATTGCCATAGATTCAAGGGCTGGGATACACCAAGCCTCTCCAAAGCTAGGCATAACAAAACATTGACACTTAGACATCAATGATAGCAGGTGTCTATCTTCTAAATGTCCAGCAATTGCAATCTCGTTTTTATATTTAGTTCTTATTTTTAGTCCCGACTTCACAGATTCAGAAAGATTCTTAAATGCCTGTAGAGTTGAATCGGTTGATAGGCCACTCCTGTTTATCTTAAGCATTAAGTTAACAGGTTCCGAAGGATGAAACTCTGTATGAAAAGCTCTCAATAGACCTTCGATGTTTTTTCTGTTTATTAGCTCTCCCACAAAACAAAAGTTGAAGCAGCCAGCAAACTCTGTGGCGTCAGCACAATCTTCTATATTAGTATACTTAGATATGTCGAGCGAGTGCGGAGCAATCTTTACTGGGACTCTTACTCCGCTTTTATGGCAAGCGTCAATCATCTGCTCGTTTGGAACCCAGACTTCATCCATCATGTTAATATGTTTTTGCCACATAGTCTCAGTAAACGTTACCGTCTCTGTCACAAAGAACCCAATATTTTTAAGTTTGGAATTGTAACTATATAGTGGAGGCAGTGTGTGGTATATACAGGCGTCACAATCTTTCTCGCTCTTTTGTTCAAGCTCAGTTATAATGGGATGTATATCTTTATGAGAATTATTGAACGTGATTGCTCTTGGTACTACATCTACACCAGCAGAATGTAAAGCCAAGATGTTGTTTAGTGATGCATAGCCCCAACCAGTTCTATCTTTATAATTACCGATGTAAAGTGTTTTCATTTTGTAACCTTTGTATTCTCATGTTTTCCCATTGGTTGTGAGTTTGTCTCATTTTAACCATATACTCATACGCTTGTTCTATATCGAATGGACTCCAGTTTCTAATACCGTTCTCCATATGCGACTCATTAAAATACCAATCTTGACTCGTGCTAGTCGCTGTGCATTTGTAAAGCAAATCCCTCAATGTTCTTTTCCACTGGTAATTTCCAATCCATTCTGGTTTTCTTAAAACAGACTCAAATAGAAAATTAGCTTGGTCTTTAACTGTTATGTCTTGAGGTATGGAAGGAGCAGGTTCAAATAACCTTGGCGGTGAATACCAAGTTTTAGAAGGGTCTTTCACCGGCATTGAAGCAAAGTAATTAGCCCAAACATCTGCGGTATTATCCCAGTTATATCTCTGTAAGGTTTTTTGCCTCATGCCAAAACCCATTTGTTTTAGCTGCTCTTTGCGAAGGCTATAAAGCTCTATAAACTTCAGCAAGGTAAATTCATTATTCGGAATAGCTCGCTTACATCCCGTTTCACATTCGGTCTGTAGCGTTAATAAAGGAACTTTTATTGCTCCAATGTTATCACCAACTGAATCCATGGCGGAGTATGAAACTGTCATAACTGGAACCCCAGACTGGCTGGCTTCAAGCTGCGGCATTCCAAAACCTTCACTATTTGCATATTGAATATAAAGATCAAAAAGATTGTATATTTTAGCTAGTTCTTCTTCTTCAATTTTATTATTAACGCCGACGAGCTCACCTCTAAAAGAGTTGCATGCGCGACAATGATTTATTGTATCTTTGAAGAATGACGGCTCTATATGGCCACACTGCTTACACTTATAAGTAAACAAAACCCTATTCGTAAGATCGTATTCCTGTAGCAGGTCAGGTATTTCCCAGCCAACATCTGGAAAATATGTGTGACAATACAAAAAAGCATTACTAGCTTTTGTGGAGTCTAAAAATTCTCTAAATGTCTTAAACAGGTCAGGATAGAGTTTACGCCTTTGATTTCGCATAACCGTACCAATAATAAAGGAATTAGGGTCAAGGCCAGCTAACTCCTTATGTCTTTCTTTGTCACTAACAGGATGATAGTTATGACTAGCACAAGGCGAAGCAATATCTACAAAGTTGATATCTTTACACTGATTCAACAATACATCCCTACCAAATTCCGAATAGGCAAATACCGCATCAGCAGAAGCAAAGGTATCAATCCATTGTTTGTTCTGTGGGAATGCGTCCACTGTTGGCATGATCGTCCAACTATAAAAGTCTCTATAAGTAGACCGCTGTTGGAATTCAAACATCCACCAGTCACGAATATCCATGACAAAATCAGGCTTAAAGTCTAATAGCACATGATTAAATGTATACTCGCCAAACTCATGGGTGGGAGAAGCCTTATATGTGGCCCATTCTTCCGAGTTTTTATCTGGCTGGTTGCCATATATTTTCCAGCCTTTCGCGTTCTGCTTCACGCTCTCGTCATTAGCATAACAGGCAAGTTCTGCAACTTCAAACCTTGGATCGTCATGAAGTCTAGATAAAAGTTCTTTTGTATAAACAGAATATCCTGTCGGCAACCAATGGGCTTCAGTGCATAAAAGTATCTTCCTAGCTCTCATATCTTTGTATTTTTCCCACTCCAGAATAGAATAGATTATAATATTCATTTTTGCTTAATGTTAATGTTTCACAGATTTCTTTTCTGTTAAAGCCCTGCGATTTCATGTCTAAGATAAATGATTCTATAGGCAGCAAACGTTTAGAGCAAGATGCTAATATTTGCTTAAATTCATCTACATAGCTTTTGTCTTCGTGGCTTATTGAGACAGTGGAGTTTGTGACATTATTATTCTGCCATCTTAATTCTTTTGTTAGGAATCTGTTGAGATGGTTCTTTACTGAAGAAAAGACATAGGGTCTGAGAGGCCCGATGTTCTCATCAAAACTGCTGATGGCGTTGAAGTATCCAACAAATGCAACCTGCAGTAGGTCTTCAAACTCAAAGGACTTTGCGTGACCGCCAAATTGTACAACTAAAGAAATTATAACATCAAAATTATCGTCTATAGAAATACAATCACTCTCCTTCATCGTCTTGTCTATCTTTAAACACTCTAAAGTTTTGAACCCTGAATGTAACCTTTTGTCTCGCTTGACCGTTTGAGTCATTCCATTTTTCCTGTCTGGCTATAGTAGAAACAGCTATCATGTCACCCTTACTGCACAACTTGTGAATGGTTGTTGCTCCGCTATCCCAAGCAGAAAAATCAAAGAAGTCCACACGCTTAATCTTGTTTCCGTTCTTATCTTTTCGGTGCTTTTCAATAGCCAGCGAAAATGTTGCCAACTGAGTTGAACCAACATCTTTGATAACAGGGTCTGCTGTTAATCTACCTACAAAATTACAATTATTCATAAAAGTACTCCAAATACACTATATATTAACTACAAGCTACGCTTGAGACACTTTGTTTATTATTAAACTAGTATCTTTTTTCTTAGAAACCTGACCCATCACAATAACAGTATTGCCTTCATATAAAAGTTGCTTGTTTTCTTCATAAGCATCTGGAAATACTATTGCGGAATCTAAGCCTGCCGTCGAATCCTCAACAGATAGGAATGCCATAACCTGTCCGGGGTTCTTGCCATTTTTAGTCTTATATTCACGTAAAGCATTAATATGCACAGCAAGATTTACGCTTCCCGTTTTGCCTTGCACTATCTCTTTACATGTACAGTTTACCAACGAGCTTTCTACCGCATCAGTTTTTGAGTAACTTAGCGCTGTTCCTAGAAACTTTATTTCTAAATCTGCGATTTGTTCGGGGTGATCATTTAATTCAAAAGGAGGAGATTCTACTACATTTCTTAAGTCAAAAACCTTTACAAGTCTACGAGAAGTAATCTTAAGATTATTTATCATATTATCTAAAGACTCTACAAGTGTATGGCTTGTATCATAGTTTTCTTGTAGCCACGTTCTCTCCCTCGCAGATAGATCTTTGTAGCTCTTGTACTCATAAAGCATTTGGCTTCGATGCATTCGATTTTTAGTGCCATTGAAAGCCCCAACATTTATTAGAGACTCCATTGAGGTCTTGTTTATCCTAGCGCCCAAATTGAACAATACATCACACCAAGAAAAGTGAGTAAAAGGCTTTTCCAATTTTTCTTCTAGTTCTGGTATGGCATCTAATAACTTTACAGTTTCAGAACTGCCAACACCTTTAACATTATTCACTCCGAAATATATCTTCTCATCAGATATAGTGAAGTTATTGAAAAACTTTCCAAGTCTTGGTGGCATGACTTCTATATCGTAAAGTTTGGCATCTGATACCAATTCCCTTACCTCTGTGTGGGGATCTGGTTTTCTATCTGCATGACCAAGATAAGCTTCAAAGAACTCCATCTTGCGGTGTACCTTACAATATGCGCTTCGGTAAGCATTAACAGCATAAGAAACAGCGTGAGATTTATTAAAGGCATACCTGTTAGACTTCTCAATCCAACCAAAGATCTCCTCTGCCGCTTCTTTTTCTAATCCGCCGATAGAGATAGCCCCTTGAATAAAAGAACCTTTGATCTGATTCATAAGACCGGCTTTCTTTTTGCCAATAGCTTTACGAAGACTGTCTGCTTCTTTAAGGTCAAACCCAGCCAACTGTTGAGCGATTTTCATGGACTGCTCCTGATAAACAAGAACACCATAAGTTTCTTTCAAAATTGGTTTAAGGTTTTGATGTAAATACTTAACCTCATCAATGCCAGCTTTACGGTCAACATAATGCTGTGTCATTGATTTGCCTTCAGTGAAAGCCTTCAGACATCCGGGCCTAATCAAAGAGATTAAAGCAGCTAGTTCTTCGATACTTCTAGGCTGAACTCTTTTAGCCCAAGACCTGCCAAGTTGCGACTCTAACTGAAAGACACCTTTTGTTTGTCCTTCACAAATTAAATCCCAAACATTAGAGTCATTATAGTCATCAATATTAAACGTAGAATTCTCCATTCGCAAACGCCTTTTCAAATTTAGTCTTCTGTGAAATGTTCCGCTGGAACTTCAAAAATTTAATCAATATATTAGCCGTGTCTTTAACGTCCTGTAACGCATCGTGAGCGTTCTGCTTGCTCTCTTCTGGAAAACCCATATAGTCTCGCAGAAAGTCCATGCTAAGACTCTTGAAGTCTTTATTGTTCTCAGTCCAAGAGAAAACCATATCCATCAAGTCCAACTTAAAGATAGGATTGAATACAGTCTGGCGACCTCTTGAGTCGGTAGTCCCGTGCATGTCACACATACGCTGAACGATTGGTAAGTCAAAGCCAATGATGTTGTAACCTGCAGCAATAGGAGCAGTATAAGAGCTTTTCTTGAAATTAAACTGCATACAAAAGTCTTCAAACTTTTTCCAAACAGTTTTTGGTAACGGAGCCTTTGCCAAAGCCTCTCTTGTTTTACCTGTAATTTTTAAAGCTTCTTCTTCTAGAGGATCAAAACCAGCCTCAATCGCTTTCTTGTCGTCAAGAATAGGTCTAATCTCGCTATTGAAAATACCGTTGGGCTGAATTGTTAGCTTGCGTCCATGCAAAGCAATAGCCGCAACTTGTGTCGGTTGTGTCTTGTGTGGATTTCTAGACCCTGTTTCAAAGTCAAAAACAATTATATCTCTGTAATTCATCTAACATTACCTCTTAATTCAATAAATTTATCAACTGCTTCATTAATGTCATAAAACAGCTTACTATACAAATTCTTTTTATTGTCTGAATGTACTTGGTAAACGCCATTGAGTCTACCTCTGAATTGAGGAAGAAAATACCTTAGATCACAAAGGCTAACATTTTTATATTCAATCGCGCAGCCAGAAAACAGAACTGACTTATAATCTTCTTTAGTGCTCATCTTTAATCTCCATAATTTTACTTAGTAGGTCGATGCCTAAAATATCAAATTTAACATGTCCTTGATCTTCAAGGTCTCCCATTTCAAATCCAGCCACAAGGTTCTTGTGTCTATCTTGAACCATAGGACAAACCTCTCTCAATTTATTAGCCGATATAATAACTCCCGCTGCATGTTTACCCTGTGATTTAATTGTACCCTCGATGTCAATGGCTTGCTCAAAAATTTCTGCTAAAGGCCCGATTAAATCTCCTTCTTGGTTAACCTTACACCATTTTCCTAGATCGCTAGGCTGATAAGTAAGCGTCCATTTTATTAGTGATTTTTCACCGCTTTCTTCAATTAGGTCGGAAACATCTGCTTCGTTGGGAATATTCTTTGTTATATCATTCATCTCAGCGAAAGAAACAGCATTTGTGATACGCATTATTTCTTTTAGTGCCGCTCGACCCTGTAACTTATTAAAGGTTAACATCTGAGATACATTATCTTCTCCATACTTTGATTTAATATATGCAATAACTTCATCTCGCTTTTCTGCGGGGACATCTACGTCGATATCGGGCAGTGAAACGTGGTCTTCGGTGTTACGACCCGCATTGTAGAACCTTTCAAAAATTAAGTCATATTCAATAGGATCAATTTCTGTAATCCCAATCAAATAAGAAATAAGACACCCAGCAGCAGATCCTCTCCCCGGCCCCGGCAACCAGCCTCGCTCTCTAACGTGATTTACGATATCTTGAACGATTAGGAAATAACCAGACAGGTCTGCACCGAAGATGACATCCATCTCATTTTTAATTCTGTCAAGATATTCTTGTTTCTTGTCCTCATTGTCCACCTTGCCTGTTTCGGTGAGCAATGTGCGCCATCCATCTCTACATAATTGCTTTAGATATTCATCCTCAGTGTAACCTTCGGGACAGTCAAATTTAGGAAGCATTGGTTTGCCTAAGATATCATACTCTTCACATTGCTCCGAAATCTCAGAAACTTTACTTATGATGTCTTCGCTGTACTTGCCCGAGACTTGCTCTGGCGACATTAAGTAATATTTATCTGAAGTAAAAAATCCCTTCAGTTTTTTGAAGTCATCTTGCTTTAGGCGGTCTTTTACTTTGCCCATTGTAGTCTTCATTCCAGAGCAAAGAAGTATCCTATGTAGTTCAGCATCTTTTGTGTCTGCATAGTAACTAGGCTGTTGCTTTAATTTATCAATACAAAGCAGGTTCTCACTGTGAGATTTTAAGAGTTTATGAACGACATCATCGCTATAAGAATTTTTCTTAGAGACTAGATCAATAAGATCAAACCAACCCTCTTTATTTTTTGCTAGGAGTGTCATTGACTTATGACCCTCAAATTCAAATGTACAACCAATAATGGGCTTGATGTCATTTTTCTTGCAAGTCTTATAGAAGGCGACAGCTCCAGAGATAGTATTTATATCTGTAATTGCGCAAGATGTATAGCCAAACTTCTTACATTTAGTTACAAGTTGTTCTGGTTTTGAATAACCTCTTTGTAAGCTAAAGTGAGTTTTATTATTTAGTGGAATCCAATTCATGACAATCCTTAAATTTATTCAATTCTGAAATAGCAACATTATGACAATCTGCTCTAACAACAAAGCCATTAGAAGGGTCTTTCTGGCCTTTCGTAAGTTTGCGAGCTTTCTTAAAATAATCATCGTGAGTTAACCAACCTAAAACCCACGCTCTTCCCCATCTTTTGTTTTTGTTCTCAATCCTGACAAAAACATATCGGTCGCACTTTTGTTTTGTATTAAAGTTAGCAACCGAGCAATCATAGTATGGCTTAGGTGGAGAAGTGCATCTTTTTGTTTTTACGTCGTATTTAATTCCATCTTCTGAAACCAGATCATAATCATAGGTGTTATTGATTGTACCACCTATAACCACATTTGCAACCTCTTCACCTAAAAACCCAGCAATATTTCCATCGCCCTTCATGATGGAGTTCTTTATAACTCCCATCTCTCTAGACTTTGCCCATGCACTCTTTTTCATTTCTTCTGTAATTTTTACTTCAATCATTATCCGGGAGCCTCATAATATCCAACATCGAAATCTTCTCTTGTACAGTTTTGTATCGTGTCTAACATACCAAATTGGTCTAAGTGATTACTGACATGTCGGCACATACTTTCATTAGTTCCGGGCCAGTCCGTCTTACAGAAGTCACATAACTTAGTACACTTCCAGTGAGCCTGATTCCTAGATAGCATTCTTGGGCGAGTCGTCTTCTTGATCTCCTCAAATCTATCCTTTAGCATACCCAAAAACTTTTGTCTGTCACTTTCTTCAAAACAGATGCTAAAAGGGCCGCCATCTCTAATAAAATATATCGACATAATTGCATCTGCATATTCAGGGAAGAGCTTAGAAACAGCATAATGATAAAGCATCAACTGAGGGTCTTTACAGAGCTTCTCATAGGTCTTCTCTTCACCAGTTGCCCAATTAAGCCTACGCCCAGTCTTCCAGTCGATAACTTCAATTACGCCATCAGACACTTCTGTTACTAAGTCAATCGTGCCCTTGATGGCAAGCTGACCTTCTACCTTTGTCCCGTCCGGCATATCATATTCATACTTAGCCCAGTCTTCTTCAATCGCAATATCAAACTGAGGCTCAGCCGCAACGATATTCCGTTTTCTAGGATCAAAGTTGCCGTCCTCATAAGTTAGTGCTTCCCACGTCATCTTATCACAAAACTTATAATCTGCGTTCGTGTAATGGTGAGAGCATGGTATGGTATAATGGTCATAGCTACGCTTAAGAATTTCGTTTACAAATTTCTTTGTTCCGAGTTTACGCTTGGTAAACTCGACCTCTCCGATAGCGTCATCCTTAAGCAATAGCTCTTGTTTGTCTTGGTGTAATTTCTTACATCCAGCCAAAACTTCCATGACCTTATGCACGATAGTTCCTAATTGAGCTTTCTTGCCTGAAGTAGTTTGATGACCCAAAACATAGGTCATAAAATATTGCATCTGACAATACTCAAAATTATTATAACTAGAACTTCTTATGTATGTAACTAACATGTTACTCCTTAATTTTCATGATGCCGCCAACGATCTGTGGCCCATCCTCTTGTTTCTCTGCAGGTTCAGTAGCTTCGATTACACTACCGAGCCAACCCCAGCTTTCAAGCACAGACATTATTTCTACATTAGTCTCGTGCAAAGTTAAATCCTTATTATCTACAACAGCGTCATAATTTTCTATGAGTTCGCTTTCGGCTTCACTACTGTGTCCATCGTCGTCAACACCTCTGGTGAGCCGAATAACTTTTCCTCCAGCCCTTTGTACGGCATCAACCTCATTTTGGAATCTGCAATCTGAGATAATAGCGATTAAAGGTTCTTCGGTGCGTATGTTTTTGACTGTATGTTCAGTCCAAATATCGGGATGAATTTTTCTGCAAACATCTGTTCCAAAATACTGCATAAACTCTCTAGCTGTCATTCTGCCTTCATCGCTCCCTTCGTATCCGGGCATATTCTCCCAGCGGAACCAAGTCAGTGTATTCTTGTCTGCTTCTGTACCATAGCACTGATTGCGATCAAGACCAAATAAACCACTACAAATTTCTTTTAGGGCGCCCGCAAAAGAATAATGCTTAATGAAAGGCCAAATATTTTCAGCCGCCCATAGGCCAAAATCCAAGTCGGTTCTAGTAACATCCAAAACACCTTTGTTTGTTTGCTCAGCACCATCAGCATCAGTGGAAATGGTATCTACTATCAGTCTGCCCTGTTCGTCAATTGCAAAGTCTTTAATAATATTGTAAGACCTCATCTGATATCCATGCAAGAAAGAACAAGCAGAATTTTTACCAGATTGTTTCCTGCCAGCAAAAGCCAAAATTCTTGTCATCTATAAAACTCCCTGTAATTTATTAATAATTTGATCTTGTATCTGTTCGACTGTCATATCTCCCACATCCTTCTGGTCGATTTCTGGCCGGTAGTAATTGAATCTTCTTCCACATCTCTTCAATATTTGCTGTGCTGCTTTTTGGCCAGCCTCATCGTAGTCTGTTAATATTACCACGTTTCTGGCGCCGCTTCTCTCAAGTAGGATAAGTTGGTCTTCACTTAAACTAGCACCAAAAATACCCACTGTATTAGTAACGCCAGCTTCATGCATCCTCCACACATCGCCTTGGCCTTCTACTAAAACAATTGTGCCTTTTTTCATTATATCATCTTTGGCGACATTGTACCCATACAAATATGAACTTTTCTTAAATCCCTTACTGTGCAGCCACTTTGGTTTCATATTCTGGTAAACCGCCCTACCTATACAGGCCACATAATTATTATTCTCATCATAAATTGGAACAACAACACGGCCAGACATCGGCTTGCCTCTACCTATGCACATACCTATGTCAAATTTTTCTAGCGTCTCTGGTTTATATCCTCGGTCAATATAGTACTTAGATGGTATATCAAGTTTATCAACTATTGTCCCTCTATCTACAGACTGCTCGTGTCGCACAGGCTCTCTTTGAAAAACCTCAAGTATCTTTACGACACTATAGTTTTCTACTGGCTGTTCAAATTCTATAGTTTCTGGATCTAACCCCAAGAACTTACTACAAAAATAGAATGTTTCCAGCACTCCAACTTCTCGGGCTTTTCTATTTGTTAGCAAGCCTCTGACAAAACCAAAAGTATTCTTTCCATAGTCTTCATGACAATTAGCAGTCCAGCAATTCCAATTACCTTTAGAGCTTACCCCGTCCGTAAATATAGAACAGCCTTCGGGATTATCGCCCCCATGAATTGGACACGGGAAGGCCAACCTGTTTGGGTACTCAATGTAATCAATTTCAAAGTATTTTAGCAAGTCTTCAACTCTAGTCGAGAGCTGGTTAGACACTGCTAAGATCTGTTGATTCGTTAGTCGTTTGTTCAAAACCATCATCCTTAATTTTACTTGTCTTATGGGCTTCATTTCTTGTTTGCCCTTCTACAAGTTTACCAAATTTACCAAACATGTTCATATTTATATAGTCTCCGTCATCTAGTCCGGCCCCATGACGAGCTACAATCGGCACTAACTTTCTATTGCCATGATCTTCGCCATCATCCGCCATCTCTTCATCTGACTTCATCTTAAATATTGTGAAGCTAGTACATAACCATATAAGCCTATCAGACCCACTAACGACATCTGTAGACTCCTTAGTAATACCATCCCTATTTAGCTGCACAAAACTCAAACAGGGCACATCATGCTTCACACAGAAGTTATGTAGTTGTGTGATCTGAAAGCCCAACACTTGAAACTCCTGCATAGAATTAGAAATACTAGAGGAGTTCATTAATTTCAAATAGTCATAAATAATAATACAATCATTTGTTCTGCCATTTTCATCAAACCCAACTTCTTGATGAATCCATTTTCTCATAATCGCAAGTATATTTTCAAAAGGCTGACCAGCAATACTAACATAATGATATGGGATATTCTGGAGCTCTTCAGCGGCTTTCTCTACTTTCTCAATGTCTAGATCATTATTAGCGAACTTGCCGCTCGCCAGCTTGTTTATTTCAACACCACTTACATTCGCAAGCATGCGATTAAGATGATCCTCTTTAGACATTTCTGTATCGAGCATCAAGACTGGTATGTTTAGATTTCTGGAGACATGCATCGCTACAGCATCACCAAACATCGACTTACCGACTTTAGGTCTTGCAGCGACAAGATCTACACACTTTCTACGGATTCCTCCGCCAATAGCCTCATCGAAACGAGGAAAGCCAGTGCTGATGCCCAACATTTCATTTTGATTCTCTTTTAAGAACTCAACATATTCGCTGACATCTTCACCAATAATCTTGGGCTTGTTGTCTGAGCCTTGATATATTTTGGATGTCGCATCTAAAATGGGGGTCTCAATCAAAGAGATGATTTCAGTGATGTCTTCATCACCATTAATTTTATCAACCTCCAGTGAACATTTAGCCAAAGTCTTCTTAACATCACGAGCTATCTTCAGCTTCGCTAACTTTGCTCCGTTGACAGGAATGTTATCTTCTAAAATCGGAGTGTCAAATAAGTATCTTAAGTATCCAGCCTCTTCTTTTATGACATCATAATGATTGAGCTGGTTTGCAGCAGATAGTAGCGAAGAAAGTTCTGCCTTCTGCGTTGATTCAAGAGACTTCTTCAAGCAGTCAAAGATAACTTGGTTGGTCTGATCCATAAAATGCTCGGTGCTGATATATTCAACCTCAAGCATTGCGTCAATTCCATATTGACATAGACCAGCAAGCACAGCAGATTCAGCCGCTGCGTCTTCTAATTTATTTTCATTTTGTTTAATTCGTACCATAATAACCCCATATTGGCCATAGCATAAGAAAACCACATGAGTGCATGTGGGTAATCTTTTTGCTTTATACATGATCCGCATACAATTACATACATTGCAGCGGAAACAGCGATAGCTGTTATGCCTAAATTCATTTACATTCCTCTAAAGATATAGAACCCCATACAAATGGTAGCGCTTAAAAATACACCAAGTAGAAAATCTTTCCATTCTAAAGTTAATGTCTTTTTCATCATCCAAAAAATCCTTTGATCTT